ACCTTTGCACCGGAAGTCCATGACGACGGTGCTGTTGTTGTTGCTGCCGGTGGTGCCTATGGTACATACATTGATTTACAGGGCGCTGCTCGAACAGAGGCAGAGCTTGTTACCAAATATCGTGAAATGGCGATGCATCCAGAGGTGGAGCGCGCAATCACAGACGTCCTCAACGAATCAATAATTGTTGAAGACGACCAGAAGATTGTTCAGATTAACCTTGACGATGTTCAATTGTCTTCGAATATAAAGAAGTTGATCACAGCGGAATTCGACAACATATTGAATCTGCTCAGCTTTAACAAATCAGCATTTGATATTTTCAAACGGTGGTATGTTGATGGTCGAATATACTATCATGTAATAATCGACGTTGACAATCCTTCTGACGGTATCAAAGAACTGCGTTACATTGATCCACGCAAGCTACGTAAGATCCGTGAGATCAAGCGTAAGCGTGATAAGCAGTCAACGCTGACGATGACACAAACACATCAGGAATATTTCGTTTACAATGAACGAGGATTCCAAAACAAAGCTGGTGAGATAGGTACTAACTCTGCTGTGCAAGGTTTGAAGATTGCAACAGACAGCATTGTTCATGTGACATCTGGTATCCTTGATCCTAATAATACAGTCGTATTATCGTACCTGCATCAAGCTATTAAACCTCTCAATCAATTGAGAGCCTTGGAAGATGCGACTGTCGTCTACCGCATCTCACGTGCTCCTGAGCGCCGCATATTCTACATCGACGTCGGTAACCTGCCAAAGATGAAGGCAGAACAGTATCTTCGCGATATGATGCAACGTCATAAGAACAAAGTCGTCTACGATGCTTCAACGGGTGAAGTAAGAGACGATCGTAAGTTTATGACGATGTTAGAAGACTACTGGTTGCCACGCCGCGAAGGTAGCCGTGGAACAGAGATTACAACACTACCTGCAGGTCAGAACCTCGGCGAGATGGCTGACGTGGAATACTTCCAGAAAAAGCTGTACGAATCGCTAAACGTTCCTGTAACAAGATTGCAATCAGAAGGCACATTTAACTTTGGCCAGGATGCTGAAGTGTCGCGTGACGAAATGAAGTTCGTTAAGTTTATTGATAGACTGCGTGCTCGTTTCAATGAAGTGTTCATTATTGCGCTTGAAAAGCAGTTGATTCTTAAAAATGTTATGACAGAAGAGGATTGGAAATCCATTGTCAATAATATTAGCTTTGACTACGCAAAAGACAACTACTTTGAGCAACAAAAAACATCTACTGTTCTTCGTGATCGTTTGAACACACTACAAATGATTCAGCCGTTTGTCGGCATGTATTATTCTAATGAGTGGGTTCGTAAAAACGTTCTGCACCAGTCTGATGAAGAGATCGAAGAGATGGATGAGCAGTCAATCAGTGAACAAGAGAATCCTCTCTATCAACAACAAGCGGCAGCAGGTGATGCACCAGGTGGTGGCATGGCTCCTGGAGGCCCGCAAGGTGGCGTAAGTTCTGTTGCACCGGGTGAACAGAATAACTAAATAAAATGGAGAAAATATGAGTGAGAAACAATATACAATTGCTGACATGATTAGTGCCGCGCGTGGAGAGAGTCCAAGTGATTTTGAGACGGCATTTAATTCATTAGTCGTTGATCGTGTAGCTGATGTTGTTGATGCAGCAAAGCAGCACGTAGCTCAGAACTATTTAAATACCGAGGAGGAGGAATCCTCTGAAGAAGAAAACGAGGAACCATCCGATGAAAACATTGAAGCAAATACTGGAAGCGAAAGCTGAAAAGCCGCAACCATCATCTCCTATTGAACCTGATTCAGTAACTGCTCTCGTCCCTAAGACGAAGGACGAAAAGCGCTTCATGGACAAGCACGTTGTCAAAAAGACTGACGATGCTAACGGTAATGGTGATGATCACTTCAGAGCATCAAATATTAACTACAGCGATCGCACGCCTACTCGTCATGGATACAACACCGGTGAAGATCAAAAAGTATATGAGGAAAAAGGCGTGAAAACTCTTAAGCAAGTTCTAGGTGAGAAAACTCTTACTCCTGGTGAGAAGAGCAAGCGCGAAGATGTAGCTAAGGCTATTGAGCGTGAGAATCCTGGAATGGACAAATCAAAGAAGATGGCTATTGCAACAGCAACAGCAAAGCGTGTAGCGGAGAGCCTTGAAGAATTCCAAGAACAATTCGAACAGTTGGATGAGGCAGCTCGTCATGAGCAATATGCAACGTACCACGCTGGCGTTAAGGATATGTTGAAAAAGCTTGGCACTCAGGTTGATGCACACAAAGAAGCTGCAATGATGCCAACTGAGTGGAACAAGGAAAAGGGCGGACACATGCATAGTGGCCACGTCTATACGATGAAGAATATGCATCGCACTCTTCAAGATATGCACGATGGTCTCCAACAAGATGTTGAGTATGCTCAGCCACCAAAGCCAATCAAGATGAAAGAAGATGCTGATCTGTTTGCCTGTTTCGATGATGAAACACGTAAGCAAGTTGAGCAAGTATTTGAACAACTCGATGATGACAATAAGCAAGTTATTATTGAAATGATCGAAGCCGAACAGTATGATGATGTAGCTGCAATTGCAGAAGAGGTACTAAATGGCTGAGACAATTAAAATAATTACCTCAGAAATTGCTCTCACTACTGCTAACACAGTTAGTCTTGCTTCTGTTGTTCGTATACACAACAATTCTGGCGGCGCAGCTCTTCTAACAAGAGCAAACACCGGCGGCACTGTAGGTACATGCACCGTAGCTAATGGTACAACGGAATACTTCCTTAAACTTCCAACAGACACGCTAGCAAGTAATGTTGCTGTAAGAGCTTGCGCTGTTGCTTTTTCTTAAATAGAATCATGAAGCTCATAACAGAATTAAACGAAGACGTCAAGTACGTTGTTGAAGAACGTGAAGGCAAGAAGCACGTCTTCATCGAAGGTATCATTATGCAAGGTGAGATCCAGAACCGTAATGGTCGGATGTATCGCATTAATACCCTCGAAAAGGAAATGACTCGCTACAACGAGCAATACGTTTCAAAGAACAGAGCTTATGGTGAACTGGGACACCCATCTGGTCCCACAATTAACCTAGAGCGCGCTGCTATTATGTTCAAGAAATTGTACCGTGAAGGTAACAATATCCTGGGCAAAGCAAAGGTACTAGATACTCCAATGGGTAACATTGTGAAGGGATTGATCAGTGAAGGCGCTTCGCTTGGAATCTCTTCTCGTGGTATGGGAAGTATTAAAGAAAACAAAGACGGCGTCATGGAAGTGCAGGACGACTTTTTCCTTGCTACGGCAGGTGACATTGTTGCCGATCCGTCAGCTCCTGATGCATTTGTTCGTGGGATTATGGAAGGTGTCGATTGGGTATGGGATAACGGTCTCCTTAAAGCCCAGAAGCTCGAACAGTTTAAAGAGCAGATTGATCGTGGTGCTCGTCAGAGAATTTCTGAGGAAACCGCAATTAATGTATTTAAACAATTCCTTTCTGACATTTCGAAAAGTCAATTTTATAAATAAATAAAAATCATAAGGAGCTTTAAATGACTGTTAACAAAAAACAATTGGAAGAAAAGGTCCAGACTGGCGGAGGTGCTACCGGTGTTGCTCACACTGCTGACCCTGTCGACAAGAAGGCCACACTTCCTGCTTCCAACCTTGGTAACGGTGAGTCAATGAATACCATTGCTCATATCCAACCAGGCGAAGGCGAACAAGAAACAAACACTGAGAACAACGTCAAGACGACAAAGGATACTGCAGGCTCTAACAAGAGTTCCGTTGGTATGAAGGGCAGCGATGCTACTCCTGGCCAGTCTTACAGCTTTGTTCCTAACAGTGTCAAAGAAGACATCGATGCTATGTTCAGTGGTAGCGAACTGTCTGAAGACTTCAAACAAAAAGCAACTACTATCTTTGAAGCAGCTGTCGTTGCACAAGTCAACGAAGCAATTGCTGAACTGGAAGAGCAGTACAACACAGCTCTTGCAGAAGAAGTAGCACGCGTCGAAGAAGAAATTACAAGCAAGATTGATCAGTACATGGACTATGTTGCTGAGCAGTGGCTTGAGCAAAACAAGGTTGCCGTTGAGGCATCTTTGAGAACAGAGATCACAGAAAGCTTTATCAGCGATCTGAAGTCTCTATTCGAACAGCACCACATTAACGTACCAGAAGACAAGTTCGAAGTCGTTGATGAATTGAGAGATGAAGTCGCTTCTGTTCAAGCTCGTCTTGATCAAGTGATGGAAGAAAATATGTCTCTCAAGAAGGACTTGAACGAAGCTGCTCGCGCAAAGATTCTTGCAGACGTTGCTGAAGGTCTTGCTGCTACACAAGCGGAAAAGCTGACTGCTCTTGCAGACGGCGTCGAGTTTGATACAGCTGATAATTATCGTAAGAAGTTGGAAATCGTAAAAGAAAACTATTTCCCTTCTGAGAAGCCAGCTGCTGGTGCTAAGACTCTAATGGAACAAGTAGAGGAAAGCAACGAACAACCAGCATCAGCTCCTGCTAATAGCCCTGTGTCTTTCTATGCACAAGCTATTTCCAGAACGGTTAAAAAATAATTCTTTATAAATAAAAATATCCAACTTAACTACACAAGAAGGGGAAAAAGAAAATGTACCTTAATGAAGAAATTCAACAGAAGTGGGCTCCTGTATTGAACCACGACGATCTTCCTAAGATCGAAAGTGCTCACAAGCGTAGCGTCGTCGCTACTCTGCTTGAGAACACCGAGCGTGCTCTCATGGAAGCTTCCGGCCAGGCTCCTGGCAGCCAAATGCTTACCGAGTCTCCAATTCCCGTGAACAACGGTGTTGCTGGTGGCGCTGGTAACGTTGCAACGTTCGACCCTGTGCTTATCAGCCTGGTTCGTCGTGCTATGCCTAACCTGATCGCTTATGACATCTGCGGCGTTCAGCCAATGACTGGTCCTACCGGTCTGATCTTCGCAATGCGCTCACAGTACGCTAACACCACAGCAATGACTGGTGAAACGTTCTACAACGAAGTTGACACAACCTACTCTTCTGTTACCTCTGGTGCTAACACCCTTGGTCAGAAGCACGTCGGTACCGTTCCTGGTTCTACCAGCCAAACCAATAACCTGGCTTCTACCGGTGTTTACAACTTTGGTTCTGGCATGTCTACTGCACAAGCAGAAGCACTTGGTACCACAAGCAATACTGCATTCCCACAAATGGGTTTCAGCATTGACAAGGTTACCGTCACTGCTAAGAGCCGTGCACTGAAGGCTGAGTACACAATGGAATTGGCACAAGATCTGAAGGCTATTCATGGTCTTGACGCTGAAACCGAACTGAGCAACATCCTGACCGGTGAAATTCTTGCCGAGATCAACCGTGAAGTTGTTCGTACAATCAACGTTACCGCTACCCGTGGTGCTTCTTCTGGTACTACAACCGCTGGTGTGTTTGACCTTGACGTCGACGCAAACGGCCGTTGGTCAGTTGAGAAGTTCAAGGGTCTGATGTTCCAAATCGAACGTGAAGCCAACGCTATTGCTAAGGCAACCCGTCGCGGTAAGGGTAACATCATCATCTGTTCTTCGGACGTCGCTTCCGCTCTACAGATGGCTGGTGTTCTAGACTACACTCCTGCTCTGAACAGCAACAACCTGCAAATCGACGATACAGGCAACACTTTCGCTGGTGTTCTGAATGGTCGTATGAAGGTTTACATCGATCCATATGCAACTGGCAACTACATGACCATCGGTTATAAGGGTTCTTCTGCATTTGACGCTGGTCTGTTCTACTGCCCATACGTTCCTCTGCAAATGGTTCGTGCTGTTGATCAAGACAGCTTCGCACCTAAGATTGGTTTCAAGACCCGCTACGGCATGGTCGCAAACCCATTCGCAGAAGGTCTGACACTGGGCGCTGGCGCTCTGACAAAAGATAGTAACGTTTACTATCGCCGTATCATCGTCGAAAATCTGCTGTAATAATAAATATTACAACTACAGCATTACGATGCTTCAAGGGGACCTTCGGGTCCCCTTTTTTATTGGATAAATAGAGCAGTGAGGAATTAATATGAGCGCCATAGACAATCAACCAACCAATCCATCGTTTCTTTCACCTCTTGGTTTTAGCTTACAGATCAAGAAGTGTCCTGGTGTTAACTTCTTCGTTCAAGACGTAGGAATTCCAAGCGTGTCTCTAGGCACCGCTGATGCAGAAACACCTTTCACAAAAATCCCATTTCCTGGAACACGCTTAACGTTTGGTAACTTACAAGTCACGTTTAAGGTCGATGAGGATATGAAGAACTATCTTGAGATATATTCATGGCTGCGTGCCGTTGGATTCCCGGATAACTTTGCACAGTACAGTAGCATTGCTGGCGCTAGCTTCGCAACAGGGGATGGAGTGTTTTCCGACATCTCATTGTTGATTACAACAAGTGCAAAGAATCCAAACATGCTCGTTACCTTCTATGATTGCTTCCCTGTTGACCTTTCGGAACTAAAGTTTGATAGTACATCTGCTGATGTGGAATACTTAACAGCCACAGTGGCTTTTGCAAACCGTCGTTTCGACATACAACAAATAATATGACAGTATGAAATTTGATGATATTATGGATCTATGGCAGCAAGATGCTAACATGGATAACAGTGAGCTTGGTGAAGAAAGTTTAAAGATCCCTCAATTGCATCACAAGTATTATAAGATGCTTGTTCAGGAGGGTCTACTGTTGAAAAAGTATGAGCAAGACTACAAAGCAATGAATAGGCTTAAGTTTGAGTACTACATGGGTGTACTCGACGAGGAGACATTGCGTGAACACGATTGGGAACCATTCCAATTAAAGGTGTTGAAGCAAGACCTAAGTACCTACATCGATAGTGATGCAGACATGCAAACTATTCAAGCTAAGATAGACATCCAGAAGCAAAAGATTGCATTCCTGGAGTCCGTTGTTAAAATGG